ATGGCGGATTCCCCCCGCACGGGGCCGCGCGCCATGCCTGGCGCGCCGGCCTTCCGGACATGGTCGAAGCGCTTCCTGGCCGAGCTGGCCGCCAGCTCGAACGTCAGCGCCTCGGCCCGCAAGGCCGGGATCGCCACGACCACCGCCTATGAGGCACGGCGCGGCAATCCCGAATTCAACCGCGCCTGGCAGCGCGCGCTGTGCGAAGGCTACGAACACCTCGAAATGGAGCTGCTCCATCGCCTGCGCGCCGGCGAGGTCAAGCCCGCCAGCAGCCTGAAGCGCGGCACCCGCAGCTTCGATAACGGGATCGCCTTCCGCCTGCTGCTGGCCCACAAGGATAGCGTTTCGCGCCAGCGCGCAATCCGCGACAACGAGGACAGCGAGGCGATCATCCAGTCGATCAACGCCAAGCTGGAGAAGATCCGCGAGCGCCGTGCTGCCATTGCCTTGCCCGCCCCCGATGGCGCCGCCGATGAATCGTAAAAGCCGCAATGCCCTGCTGAACCGATTGGCCGACCTGCCCACCGCGGAACGCCTGGCCGAACTGCGCAAGCTGAGCGCGGAGGAACGCAAGGAATTTCGCCATCACTGGCAGGTCTGGGCGCGCGATGCGCAATGGCCCCCGGAAGGCGACTGGCGGTTGTGGCTGATCCTGGCCGGGCGCGGCTTCGGCAAGACCCGCGCCGGGGCCGAATGGGTCCGCCGCGTGGCCGAGGCCGATCCCGAGGCACGGATCGCGCTGGTCAGCGCGTCACTGGGCGAGGCCCGCGCGGTGATGGTCGAGGGCGAAAGCGGATTGATGGAAATCGCCCCGCCGCGCAGCCGCCCGCAGTTCGAACCGAGCCTGCGCCGGCTGACCTGGCCCAATGGGGCGCAGGCCACGCTCTATTCGGCGGGCGAGCCGGAAAGCCTGCGCGGCCCCCAGCACAGCCACGCCTGGTGCGACGAGATCGCCAAGTGGGACAATGCCGGCGAGCGGGCCACGCGCGCCTGGGACAATTTGCAGATGGGGCTGCGGCTGGGCGAACGGCCCCGCGTGCTGGCCACCACCACCCCGCGTGCCGTGCCGCTGCTGCGCCGCTTGCTGGGCGACGAGGAAGCGGTGCTCTCGCGCGGGCGCAGCGAGGACAACGCCGCCTACCTGCCCAGCCGGTTCCTGCGCGACATGCGCCGCCAATACGGCAAGTCGCTGCTCGGCCGGCAGGAACTGGGCGGCGAACTGATCGAGGACCTGCCCGGCGCGCTGTGGAGCCGCGCGCTGCTGGAACAGGTCCGCGAGATGCCCCCGGCCAGCGCGCCCCGGCGGGTGGTGATCGGGGTCGATCCGCCCGCCTCAGCCGGGGGCGATGCCTGCGGGATCGTGGTCTGCGCCCTCTGCGAGGATGGGATGGCCCGCGTGCTGGCCGATTGCAGCGTGGAAAAGGCCAGCCCGGAGCGCTGGGCCCGCGCCGTTGCCGGGGCCGCTCGCGCCTGGTCTGCCGACCGGGTGGTGGCCGAGGCCAACCAGGGCGGGGCGATGGTGGAAAGCGTGCTGCGCGCCGCCGACGTGGCCCTGCCGGTCAGGCTGGTCCACGCCCGCCGCGGCAAGGCTGCCCGCGCCGAGCCGGTCGCCGCGCTCTATGAAGCCGGGCGGGTCCGCCATGCCGGCCAGTTCCCGCAGCTCGAAGACCAGCTGTGCGGGCTGATCGCCGGGGGCAGCTATGAAGGCCCGGGCCGCTCGCCCGACCGCGCCGACGCGTGCGTCTGGGCGCTGACCGAGCTGATGCTGGGCCGGCGCGGCGAACCGCGCATCGTCAAGACCTGACCATAATCGTCATTGCTCGATCCGAAAGGGAACCGATGTCCTTCCTCCAATCGCTTGCCGCCGCCTTCAAGGGTGCCGCCAGTCCGCGCGTGCCGCTGGCGCGCAGCTTCCTTTCGCCCTGGCTGTTCGGCGAGGGCATGGCCAGGGCCCCGTTCGACTATGCCCGTGCGGTGCGGCGCGCCTATCTGGATAATCCGGTGGCGCAGCGCGCGGTGCGGCTGGTGGCCGAAGGGATCGGCGGCGCGCCGCTGCTGCCCACCGACCCGGAGCTGGCCGCATTGGTCAGCGCCACCAGTGCCGGACAGTCACTGCTCGAAACGCTGGCCAGCCAGCTGCTGCTCCACGGCAATGCCTATGTCCAGGTGATCAAGGATGGCGCTGGGCGGCCGGCCGAACTGTTCGCGCTGCGGCCCGAGCGGGTCAGCGTGATCGCCGGGGCCGATGGCTGGCCCAGTGCCTATGCCTACAAGATCGGCGAGCAGACCCTGACCGTGCCGGCGCTGGACGAGGACGCTTCGCCGAACCTGATCCACATCCGCCCGTTCCACCCCGGTGACGATCATTATGGCGCGGGCTGCCTGATCGCGGCGGAAGAAGCGGTGCTGACCCACAATGCCGCTGCGGCGTGGAACCGCCAGCTGCTGGAAAACGCGGCGCGGCCATCGGGGGCGCTGGTCTATGATCCGGGCGACGGCGGCGCGCTTTCCGCCGACCAGTTCGACCGGCTCAAGCAGGAACTGGCCGAAGCCTATGCCGGATTTGGCAATGCCGGGCGGCCGATGCTGCTCGAGGGCGGGCTGACCTGGCAGGCGCTCAGCCTCAGCCCGGCAGACATGGACTTTGCCGAACTGAAGGCCGCCGCCGCGCGCGACATCGCGCTGGCCTTCGGGGTTCCGCCGATGCTGCTCGGCCTGCCCGGCGATGCCACCTATGCCAATTACCGCGAGGCCAATCGGGCGCTGTGGCGGCTGACCCTGCTGCCGCTGGCCGCCAAGATCCTGGGGGCACTGGCCGAAGGTCTGGTCACCTGGTTCCCCGAAGCCAGCCTGGCGATCGACCTCGACCGGGTGCCGGCGCTGGCCGAGGACCGCGAGAAGCTGTGGGCCCAGATCGGCGCCGCGAGCTTCCTCAGCGATGCCGAGAAGCGCGCCATGCTCGGCCTGCCGCCTCTCCAGTCGCCGCCACTTCAACAAGGGAACATTTCGTGAACAGAGAGGAAATGGTCGCCCGCCTGGTCGCCCAGGCCGAGGACCAGGGCGCCGAACTGGTGACGCTGCGCGCGATGATCGAGGAAGCCAGCGAGCTGGGCGCCGAGCGGGTCATGGCCCGGATGGGGTTGAACGATCCGACCGCCCATGCCGATTTCGCCGAGCTGCGCCAGCTGTTGCAGGCCTGGCGCGATGCCAAGGCCGCGGCGTGGAAAGCGGTGGCGGCCTGGGTGGTCCGCGCGGCGCTGGCGCTGCTGCTGCTCGGGCTGGTGCTGCGCACCGGCGCGACGGACCTGCTCAAGTGAGCGATGGCCAGCCCGCCCCGCTGCGCTTTGCCGGCTATGCCGCGCTGTTCGACCGGCGCGACGCCGGGCGCGACACGATCCGCAAGGGCGCCTTCGCCCGCACCCTGGCCGAGCGCGCCGGTCCGCTGCCGCTCTACTGGCAGCACCGCCCCGACCAGCGGATCGGCTGGATCGAGCAGGCCGGCGAGGACGAGCGCGGGCTGCGCGTGGTGGCCAGCATCGACAATCCCGCCGGCGGGGCTGCCGCCGCGCTGCGCCGCGGCGCGGTAACCGGGCTGTCGTTCGGCTACCGCGCCCGCCAGTTCAGCCGCAGCCCGGCCGGGCGCGACCTGACCGACCTGGACCTGTTCGAGATCAGCCTGGTCACCCACCCGATGCAGCATGGCGCGCGGGTTCATCTGGTTTCCTGACTCCTTCCCGCGCCGGACAGGCGCACAACACGAAAGGTATCTGCCCATGGATAACGAAGTTCCTGCCGAGGCGCTTGACGCCTCGTTCGATCTGGTCGCCCGTCAGGATGCCGCCGAACAGGCGCTCAATGCGCTGCGCGGCGATGTCGAGGAAGTGAAGTCGCGGCTCGACAAGGTGGGTCGCACCGCCGCCCGCCCGGTGCTGGGCGCCGCCGCCACCAGCGGCCCCGAGCTGAAGGGTTTCGTCGACGGCTATCTGCGCCAGGGTCGCGAAAGTGAACTCAAATCGGTCAACGCCGCGAGCCCGGCTGATGGCGGCTATGCCGTCCCGCGCGAGATCGACGAGGCGATCGCCGCGCAGCTGCGCACGATCAGCCCGATCCGCCAGATCGCCCAGGTGGTGCAGGTCGGCACCGCCGGCTATCGCAAGCTGGTCACCTCGGGCGGGGCCGCTTCGGGCTGGGTCAGCGAAACCGGGGCACGGCCCGAAACCGCCACCTCGAAGTTCAACGAAATCGCCCCGCCGATGGGCGAACTCTATGCCAATCCCTCGGCCAGCCAGGCGATGCTCGACGATGCCGCGTTCAACCTGGAGGAATGGCTGGCCGGTGAAATCGCCACCGAGTTCGCCCGGGCCGAAGGCGCCGCCTTCGTGGGCGGCACCGGCACCAACCAGCCCAAGGGCTTCCTCGCCGCGCCGACCAGCAATGCCGGCGATGCACTGCGGCCATTCGGCACGCTGCAATTTGCCGTCACCGGCAATGCCGCCGGGTTCGATGCCGGGCCCGAGCTGAAGCTGATCGACCTGGTCCACTCGCTCAAGGCAGCGCACCGCCAGGGCGCGGTCTTCGTGATGAACACCAAGACCCTGGCCGCGGTGCGCAAGTTCAAGGCGGCCGATGGTTCGTTCCTGTGGACCCCAGGGCTGCTCGATGGCCAGCCGGCGCGGCTGCTCGGCTATCCGGTGATCGAGGCCGAGGATATGCCCGACGTGGGCGCCGGAGCCTTCCCGATCGCTTTCGGCAACTTCCGCAACGGCTACCTGATCGCCGAACGCCGGGCGACCACGATCCTGCGCGATCCCTATACCAACAAGCCCTTCGTCAACTTCTACGCGACCAAGCGGATCGGCGGGCAGGTGCTGGATAGCGACGCGATCAAGCTGCTCAAGGTTTCAACCTGAGTTCGCCTGAGCCCCCTCCTCTTCCGAGGAGGGGGCCACGAATATCCCCGAAATCACCAGGAGACCGCCATGAAGCGGGCTATCGTCACGCCGGCCGTGCTTGGCACCACGGCCCTGTCCGAGCTGAAAGACTGGCTTGGCATCACCACCGCCGGCGATGATGCGCAGCTGGCCCTGCTGCTGCGCGCCGCGCTGGAAACCTGCGAAGACTTCACCGGACTGATGCCGCTGCAACAGGGCTGCGAGGAAGTGCTGCCCGCATCGAGCGCCTGGCAGGTGCTGGGCACCCGCCCGGTCCAGGCGATCACCGCGATCGAGGGCATTCCCGCCGAAGGATCGCGCTTTGCGCTGCCGGTCGATGGCTATGCGATCGAGCTTGATGCCGATGGCGGCGGACGCGTGCTGCTGGGAAATCCCGGCGCGGCGGGCCGCATCGCGGTGCGCTTCACCGCCGGGCTGGTGCCCGACTGGACCAGCCTGCCCGATGGGCTGCGCCACGGCGTGCTGCGATTGGCCGCGTTCCACTATCGCCAGCGCGACAGCGAAGGAGCCACTGCAACCATGCCGCCTGCCGCCGTTGCGGCGCTGTGGCGGCCCTGGCGGCGGTTGCGGCTGGCATGAGCAGCTTCGACGAACTCGCCGCGCGGCTGATCGAACGCGCCCGCCTGCTGGGCGAGGCCGTCGCCGCCGCCCGCCGCGCCGCGCGTGCCGATCCGGCCTCCGTCTGGCGCGATCCGGCGCTGCTCTGGCCGCTGCTCACCAAGGAATAGACCGATGGAAATTGCCCTGCGCGCCGCATTGCTGACCTGGCTGGCCGATGATCCGGCCCTCTCCGGCCAGCTCAACGCCGTGGTCGAGGAAGCGCCCGGCCGCACCGCGCTGCCCTGGCTGGCGATCGCCGCCTCGGCCAGCACCGACTGGAGCGCCAAGGACCGCTTGGGCCGCGAGGTCCGCATCGCGCTGGAACTGCATTGCCGCGGCGATCGCCCCGATGCGGCGGCAGCTTTGTCTGCGACGATCGAAAGCCGGATCGCGACGCTGCCCGCCGGGCAGCCCGGATTTCGCGTGGTCAGCACCACGTTCCTGCGCGCCCGCGCCGAACAGCGCGGCGCCAACACCCGCGCGATTCTGATCGAATACCGTTTCCGCCTGCTGGCGGAATAAGCCCTGAAAGGAACAGCCCATGACCGCCCAGAAAGGCAGCGCCTTCCTCCTCAAGATTTCCGACGGGGCCAGCCCGCCGGTCTACCGCACCGTCGCCGGCCTGCGCACCACCCAGATGTCGATCGCCGGCGATGCGGTGGTGATCACCAGCAAGGACAGCGCAGGCTGGCGCGAACTGCTTTCGGGCGCGGGGGTGCGCTCGGTCTCGGTCAGCGCGGCCGGGATCTTCCTGGGCAGCGCCGCCGAGGCGCAGCTCCGCGCCAACGCCATGAACGGCACGCTCGACAGCTATGAGCTGAGCTTCGAGGACGGCGAGAAGCTGCGCGGGCGGTTCCTGGTCCAGAAGCTGGACTATTCCGGCGATTTCAACGGCGAGCGCAACTACACGCTCAATCTCGAAAGCTCGGGCGCGGTGACCAGCGCATGAGCATGCCCAATCCGTTCCGCGGCGAAGCGAGCCTTCCCCTGGCCGGTTCGCCGCGCCTGCTCCGCCCCAGCTTCGCCGCGCTGGTCGCCGCCGAGGAAGAACTGGGTCCGCTCTTCGCGCTGGTCGAGCGCGCGGGGGCGGGGCAGCTTCGCCTGGCCGAACTGGCCGCGCTGTTCTGGCATTGCCTTGATCCGCAAGACGGGGTGAGCCGCGAGGCCGTGGGTGATGCGGTGCTGGCCATGGGGCTGGCCGAAGCCAGCAAGCCTTTGCGGGTGCTGCTCGGCCAGATCCTGCAGGGGCGGGGCGACAGCCCGGTGCCATGAGCGACCGTTTCGGCCCCGGCGCCCGACGGCTTGCCGGACTGACCGCGCAGTGGCTGGGCTGGCGTCCGGCCGAATTCTGGGCGGCAACCCCGGCCGAACTTGCCGCGATCCTCGCCCCGTCCCCCACCTCCGATGCGCCGGGCCTTACCCGCGCCGACCTCACCCGCATGATGGAGCACGAGCGATGACCAACCCGGTGGACAGCCTGCTGATCGACGTCCGCGCCAACACCCAGGGCTTCGCCGCCGACGTGGCGACGATGCGCAGCAGCTTCGATACCACGCTGGTCGGCGGGTTCGATCGCGCCGGATCGGTGCTGGAACGCGGGCTGCTGGCGGCGCTGCGCAAGGGCAGCCTGGGCTTCGAGGATCTGCGCCGGGTGGCGCTGAACGTGATCGACCAGATCGCCGGGCAATCGCTGCAGACCCTGTTCGGCGCGGCGGGGCTTGGCGGCAAGTCTGGCGGGGTCGATTCGGTCCTCAACCTTGGCAACCTCGTCACCTCGATCCTCGGCCTGCCTGGCCGCGCGACCGGCGGCCCGGTGGCGCCGGGGCGCGGCTATCTGGTGGGTGAGCGCGGCCCCGAACTGTTCGTGCCGACCAGCGCCGGGCGGGTCGAACCCCAGCTGCCCGCCGGGCAGCGCGACGTGAAGATCAACATCACCATCGCCGCACCGCAGGGCAGCAGCGCCCCGCAGGCGCTGCAACGCTCCAGCCGCCAGGTCGCCAGCGCGGTGCGCCGGGCGCTGGGCGACGCCTGAGCCAGAGAGAGGAAACGACAGATGGCTTTCTGGCTTGCCGACAGGCGCGAAGGGCAGGACAGCGACTGGATCCAGCGCTTCGACCCGCGTTTCTGGACGGTCAACTTTCCGCGCCCGATGCTGGCCGCGCTGACAGTTCCGGCGTCCGATGCGCTGCGGGTCGATGCCACCTTCCTGCGTCAGGGCGATCTGGCCGGGATCATCTGGGACAGCGTCGACAGGCTCGACCACCCGCTGCTCGCCTATGCCACCGACCGCGACTATTCGCGCACCCACCTCTCGTTCCGCTGGCTCTCGGGCGGGGTGATCGCGCTGGACGCGGTCAACGGCCCGGTGCTGACCATCGAAGGCCGCGATGCAAGCGGTGCGGCGCGAACCTGGTATGTCCGGCTGTGGAACTATGCGCGGGGCACGCCGTCCGACGCGGTGGTGACGCTGCCCTTTTCCGAACTGGCCGGCGGCTTCCTGCTTCCCGCCGAGGCCGATCCGGTTCACCCCGCCGCGATCGAGCGAATGTTCGTTTCGCTGGTCGCGCCGGGCTATGTTCCAGGCAGCGTGGCCCCGCTTTCCGCCCCGGCCGAAGGCTGGGCCGAGCTGAGCCAGATCCGCTGCGAGGGCGAGCGCGCCATGCTGGTGGTCGGCGATGTGATCGTTCCGCCGCACGGGCTGGGAATCGCCACCGCCTATGACGACTGCACCAATCAGGCGCCCGAGCGGCTGATCCGTGGCGCCCGCCAGCTCGGCTATCGCGGCACCCTGCTGCACTATGTCGGGATGAGCCACTATATGCGGCTTACCGCGCAGGGCGGGGGCTTTGTGGTGCCCGGCAGCGGCGATCCGCTGGCTGGCCCGGCCAAGGCCTGGCACCGCGCGTTCTTTGCCGCGGCACAGGCGGCAGGGTTCTCGCCGGTCGCCTCGCTATCCTACGAACTGCTGGCCGAGCATTGCCCCGCTGCCTGGCAGCAACGCGCGGCAAACGGCGATCCGGCCCGGACCGGATGGGAACCGCCCTCGGCGTTGCTCTCCCCGGCCAATGGCCCGGCGATGGCCTGGCTGCGCACGGTCGCCACCGGCTTTGTTACCCTGATGAAGGCAGCGGAGGTGCCCGTCCGTTTCCAGATCGGCGAGCCGTGGTGGTGGATCATGGCCAATGGTCGCCCATGCCTTTACGACGATGCCGCCAGGGCAGCGTTCGGCGGCAATCCGGTGTCTATTCCCGACCTGCGCAGCCCGCTGAGCGCGGCGCAGCAGGCGCTGCTCGATCAGGCCGGCAATGTGCTGGCCGGATCGACCCTGGCGCTGCGCGATGCGGTCCGCACCGCGGCCGCCCCCGGCCCTGCCGAAGTGCTGCTGCTGGCATTCCTGCCCAGTGTGCTCGATCCGGCCATGCCCGAAGCGCGCCGCGCCAACCTGCCAAGCGGCTGGGCCAGCCCCGCTTTCGATCGGCTGCAACTGGAAGATTACGACTGGCTGACCGGAGGAGCCGAGGCCCTGCGCGCCGCCGCCTATGCCGAAGCGGAACGCCGGCTGGGCTATGCCCCGAGCGAGACTGATTACCTTGCCGGCTTCGTGCTCGATCCCGCGAACCGTCAGCAATGGCGGGCGATCGACGCCGGGATCGATCAGGCCGCCGCGCGCGGCGTTCACGAATGTCTGGTCTGGGCGCTACCCCAGGTCTGCCGCGACGGTTTCGTTCGCCTTCCCCCCAGCCCCCAAGAGGATGATATGCTGGCATTCGACGATCTGCCCTACCCGCTCGCGCTGGGCCGCGATGCCGCGATCACGGCCGAATTTTCGACCAATGTTGCGGTTACCGCATCGGGGTTCGAGCGGCGCAACAGCCTGTGGTCCGATGCGCGACTGCGCTTCGATGTTGGTCCCGGAATCCGTTCCGAAGCCGAACTGGGGGTGCTGATCGCGTTCTTCCGCGCCCGGCGCGGGGCGGCGCGCGGGTTCCGCCTGGCCGACCCAAGCGATTGCAGCTCCAACGCGATGACCGGAACGCCCGGCGCGGGTGACCAATTGCTCGGCATGGGAGATGGCCTGAGGACCGGCTTCGCGCTGGTCAAGCGCTATGGCCAGGGCGCTGCCGAGCAGGTGCGGCGGATCACCCGGCCCCGCCCCGGCAGTGTGCTGGTCAGCATCGACGGCACGGCGACCGGTGCCTTCACGCTCGAACCTGGCGGCACGATCCGTTTTGCCGCCCCGCCCGCTGCCGGCAAGGCGGTCCGCGCCGGGTTCCTGTTCGACGTTCCGGTGCGCTTCGCCGAGGACAGGCTGGAGCTTTCCGGCGCCACCTTTGCCGCCGGCGAGGCGCCCAGCGTGCCGGTGATCGAAGTGCGCGAGGATGCCGCGTGAGCCGGGTCTGGTTCAGCCAGCCGCTCGAAACGGTGGCGAACTTCTGGCGGGTGTTGCGCCGCGACGGAGTGACGCTGGGCTTCACCACACACGATCGCGACCTGTGGTTCGACGGGGTCAATCACCGCTCTGCTCCCGGCATGGTCCCCTCGGCGATCCGCCGTTCGGCCGATTTCGAGCCTGACAGCGCCGAGGTGCAAGGCGCGCTCAGCCACGATGCGATCTCCGCCGCCGATCTTGCCGCGGGCCGGTTCGATGGCGCGCGGGTGCTGATCGGGCTGGTCGATTGGGAAAGCCTGGAACGCCACGTGGTCTATCGCGGCACGATCGGCACGGTCAGCGAGGAGGCGGGAAGCTTTTCCGCCACGCTGGCATCGCGCAAGGCCGAACTGCAGCGCGATCCGGTGCCGCGCACCAGCCCGAGCTGTCGCGCCGATTTCTGCGGCCCCGGCTGCACGCTTTCTCCGGCGCGGTTCACGCATGAGGCTGTGCTTGAAGCGGTTGATCCGGCCGGCAATGCGATCACACTGACCAGCACAGCCGCTCCGGGCGGCCTGGCCGGCGGATCGCTGCGCTGGCTTGACGGCCCCTATGCCGGCACCGGGGCGGGGATCGTCACGGCAAGCGGCGCGACGCTGGTGCTCGACGTGCCGCTCGATCAGGCTCCGCCCAGCGGCACCCGGGCGCTGGTCCGTGAGGGCTGCGACCGCACCCTGGCCACCTGCGCCACGCGCTTTGGCAATGCGGTCAATTTCCGGGGTGAACCCTTCCTCCCCGGCAACGATCTGGTCACCCGCTATCCCAGCCCGGCGCAATGAGCGCGGCCTGCCTGGCAGAGGCCGCCGAACGGCTGGTCGGCACCCCATTCCGCCTGCATGGACGCGATCCGGCACAGGGGCTGGACTGCATCGGCCTGCTTGGCGCCGCGCTGGCGCAGTGCGGACGGCGGATCGCCCTGCCCAGCGGCTACCCCATGCGGCTGAGCCGGATCGAGGCCTGGCTGCCCGATTGCGCGGCGCTGGGTTTCGTGTCCGCGCGCTTGCCGTTCGAGCCCGGCGACGTGGTGCTGCTCCAGCCCGGACCGGCCCAGTTCCACCTCGCCATCGCGGCGCGGGATGGCGGCTGGGTCCATGCCCATGCCGGGCTGCGCCGGGTCGTTCATCAGCCAGCCCTCCCGTTGGGACCAATCCTTCATCATTGGCGCCGCGCGCCCGAAACCTGAGGTCAGATCATGGCAACGCTGCTTTTTTCGGCGGTCGGAACCGCGCTGGGCGGGCCCTTGGGCGGAGCGATCGGCGCGCTGGTCGGGCGGCAGGTCGATGGCGCGATATTTGGCGGCGGATCACGTCAGGGCCCGCGGGTCAGCGATCTCAAGCTCACCACTTCCAGCTATGGCATGCCGATCCCGCGCCACTTCGGCCGGATGCGGATCGCCGGGCAGATCATCTGGGCGACCGATCTGGTCGAGCATCGCGAGAGGCAGGGCGGCGGCAAGGGCAAGCCATCGATCACCACCTACAGCTATACCGCCAGCTTCGCGGTTGCGCTGTCCAGCCGTCCGATCATGTCGGTGGGACGCATCTGGGCCGACGGCAAGCTGCTGCGCGGCGCGGCGGGTGATCTCAAGACCGGCGGGACGCTGCGGGTCCACACCGGCGCGGGCGACCAGCCCCCCGATCCGCTGATCGCGGCGGCGGAACCGGCAGGGCAATGCCCGGCGCATCGCGGCACGGCCTATGCGGTATTCGAGGATCTGCAACTGGGCGATTACGGCAACCGGATCCCGACGCTTTCGTTCGAGGTGTTCGCCGATCAGGGCCAGCTGGCGCTCGATCGGGTGTTCGCGGACCTGATCGAGGATGTCGACGCGGCGCTGCCGCTGCACGACCTGCTCGGCTTCTCGGTCGAAGGCCCGCTGATCGACCTGCTTGTCGCCTTCGATCCATTGATCCCGATCGCCTGCGACGCCTGCGACGAACGGCTGGCGATCCGGCCCGATCGCCTGCAGGGCCCACCGCTGGCCCTGCCCGAAGCGGCAATCTCAACCAACCCGAACGATTTCGGCGGCAAGCGGGGCTTTGCCCTGCGGCGCGGCGAACCGGCCGAACAGCCGATTGGTGTGCTGCGCTATTACGATGTCAGTCTCGATTACCAGCCCGGCACGCAGCGCGCGGCGGGCAGGCCACTGCCAGGCCAGCCGCGCACGATCGAGCTGCCCGCGGCGCTGGAGGCGGAATCCGCGCGCACCCTGCTCACCGCCGCTGCCAGAACCGCGCAGTGGGGTCGGCAGACCCTGGCCTGGCGCGTTGTCGAACTCGATCCCGTGGTGCGCCCCGGCGCGATCGTAACCGTGCCCGATCATCCCGGGCAGTGGCGGGTCAATGCCTGGGAATGGCGCGATTCCGGGATCGACCTGACGCTTGCCCGGCTATCGCCGCTTGCCGCGATTCCCGCTGGCGCTGCCGATTCCGGGCGCAGCAACCTTGCTCTCGATGCACCATTAACCGGCACCCTGCTGGCCGCGGTCGAGCTGCCATGGGATGGCAATGCCAGCACGCCGATGCCGCTGATCGTGGCCTATCCTTCCTCCGCCGGGGCGACCTGGCCGGGTGCGGCGCTCTATGTCGATCAGGGTGATGGCGCCTTGCAACCGCTCGGCCCGAGCGGGCGGAACCGGGCCGTGATCGGCCAGGCGGAAACCGCGCTGGGTTTCGCCTCGCCGCTGCGATTCGATCGGGCGGGCAGCGTGACGGTCCGGCTGGCTGCCAGCGACCTGCCCCTGCACGATGCGACGATGCGGCAGCTGGCGATGGGGGCCAACCGGGCCCTGCTTGGCAGCGAAATCATCCAGTTCGCGCAGGCTGCTCCGCTCGGTGCGGGTCGCTGGACCCTGTCCGGCTTGCTGCGCGGCCGAGGCGGGACCGAAGCCGCCGTAGCCGGCCATGTTCCGGGTGAGGCATTCGTGCTGCTGGACGGCGGGCTGGCGCTCGATCCAGCCGCGATCGGCACCGCACCCCAAGCCGCGCTGGCCGCGATCGGGCTGGCCGATCCAGCGCCTGTCACGGCAGGAATCGCCTTGCGCGGGATCGGTGGGCGGCCGCTCTCGCCGGTCCATGGCTGGTCTGTGGCTGCAGCCGATGGTGCATGGCAACTTGGCTGGACCAGGCGCGCCCGTGGCGGCTGGTTGTGGCAGGATGGGGGCGACGCTCCGCTGGGCGAACAGGCCGAAGCCTATGAAATCGAATATGGCGCAAGCGGCGCCATGATCGCCCGGTGGACCACCGCCAGCCCGGGCCTGAATCTCACCGGCAGCGAGGCCGTCGGCCTGCTGGCAGCAGCCCCGGCCGGGATCTTCACCATCCGCCAGCGCGGCGACCGCGGGCTGTCCCAGTCGCTGACCATTCCCCACCCCTGATCGAGGTAGCCATGACCGACCCGCTTTTCGACAGCCGCACCGCCCGCTTCGACCTGCCCCTGCTGTTCGCTGGACAGGCCCAGAAAGAGCATTCCGTCAATGAATTGGCCGCCATGGTCGATGCACTGCTGCACATCGCCGTCGAAAGCCGGGCTTCGGCTCCGCCGCCGGCCCCGATTGAAGGACAATGCTGGCTGGTCGATACCAGCCCGAGCGGCACCTGGACCGGAAAGGCCGGGATGATCGCCTGCTGGTCGAACGGCAGCTGGATTTTCCTGCCGGCGCGCGACGGCTTGCGTGTGCTCAATCGCAGCAGCGGCCAGGATCTGCGCTTCGCCGGATCGTGGCAAGCCCCCCCGCGCCCCTCCGCACCCACTGGCGGCAGCATAGTCGACGCCGAATCGCGCAATGCGATCAATATGTTGATCGCAGCCCTGACCACCGCCGGAATCATCCCGTCGGCCTGACATCCGTGCAAATCTGCGCCGCCGCACAAACCGGCGCGAAATCGGCTCGTTTCGTGCTCTAGGAGCATCAAAACGCGACATATTTGCAACAGATCAGACGTTTGAGCGCTTGCACGGGCAAATCGATCCCGTTACACATCGGTCCACTCGGTGGCTCAATCCTATCTCAGAAGGGGAAAACGATAATGCGCAAACTCATCATTGGGATGGCGCTGGCCTCATCGGCCCTTGCGACGCCAGCCCTGGCTCGCGACAACTCATGGTATGTCGAAGGCGATGTCGGCGGCACGTCCATCGAAGACCTGCACAATCTCGCCGGTCATGATCAGCTCGGCGTGCTCAACACCAAGGCCGGCTATGATGTCGGCGGTGTTGTCGGTTACGATTTCGGCGGCTTCCGCCTCGAAGCTGAAGCCAGCTTCCGTCGCGGCGAAGAAGGTTCGCTGACCATGCCGCAGGGCGGGTTCCAGGACGCACAGCTGGGTGGCGGCGCCTCGGCGCTCAGCTTCATGGCCAATGGCCTGCTCGATTTCGGTGCCGACGATAGCCTGCAGGGCTTCGTCGGTGGCGGCGTCGGTGTTGGCCGTGCCAAGGTTGGCGCGATCACTGGCCACACTTATGACATCGCGGATTCGGACACCGGCTTTGCCTGGCAGGCTCTGGCCGGCGTGCGCATGCCGATCTCGAGCAATCTCGACCTCGGCCTGAAGTATCGCTTCTACAACCAGAACCATGTGGATCTGGTCAATGCAGCTGGCCAGAACGTCCGGACCAAGCTTCGCTCGCACTCGCTGCTGCTGACGCTGGGCTACAACTTCGGTGCGCCGGCGGCCCCCCCGCCGCCT